GCTATGATTTGGGCTTTGATGATATTGCATGATGATTTAATAGAACAATATTTCACAGTTGAAGAATATGATGATTGTGGAAAACCTTCAAAAATAACACTCAACAATTTTGGATTGAAATATTTTGAAAATTCAACATCTATATATACCAACGAGCAGGTTGATGGTATTGAAAATAGTCAAATAGCTCCCGTATATTTTGGAAATTCAACAGAATTAAATTCAGATATTGCAGATTTACAAGCTGATGGCTGGGTTGGCTTGGGAGGTGGGTTTACAAATCCTAGATATGATTTAGATGCGGGACAAACAGAATTTATGGATAAATACTTTTAATCATGCAAGAGATTAAACAAAGCCCTCTGAATCAAGCAGCAAAGGACAAATTTTTATTAGTTTTTGATGTTCCTCCTATTTTAAAAGAATTTTCAACAAAACACACTAGAAATAATAAAACTGTAATACCCGATAATGTTCAATTTTCAATATTTGGAACCAGCGTCCCTGACATAACAGTTCCTGGAATTGAAACAAGATATGCTGGTTCTACATTGTATGTATCGTCTCATAGTAAAAACAGTTATCCACCAGTTGAAGTGAATTTTGCAGTTGATGGATTATACAATAACTATTGGTGTATATATCAATGGTTGAATTTGTTACATGATCAAAAAAGCGGGGAATATAATACAAGAAATATCAGCATAGATGCTAACTTTAATGATTATCAAACCGATCTAACGATATATGGATTGGATGACTATGGTAAAAAAAGAATTAAATTCACTTATAAGAAAGCATTCCCAACAACTTTAAAAGGTTTGAATTATGATTATCAACCTGGAGGTGATATGAGATTGGTCAGTGGTTTTGTATTTTTGTACAGTCAATTACATACAGAATTAATAGATCAAGAACTTTTTAAGTTAACTATGGATTAATTTAAAAAAAATATTTTAAAAAGCATAAATAATGATATGGCAACTAGAACTATTACCAGCCCAGGAGTTGAAATCAGAGAACGCGATCTTTCATTAAGAATACCTCAAAATGTCGGAACAAACGTGTTTTTAGCAGGTTTCGCTAACCAAGGGCCAACAGACGAAGTTATTAAAATATCAACTAGAGATGAACTTGAGCAGATTTACGGAACTCCTACTAATAGTTCTGAACGTTATTTTTATTATTCAGCTAGAGAACTTCTAAACTCACCCGCAAGTATATATACTTTCAGATTACCATATGGTGTTGATTCTGGTGCTGTATTTAGTAATGCATATTCAGCTCTTGTTTATCCAACAGCCTCTATTTACGATGGTGCTGTAACAACAAATCTTAACTTATCAGCTGGTACATATGTATTAGGAGCACCCGTTCAAGTCACCTTAACAGAAAGCCAATATAGACAAGCTTTAGAAGGTACGTTGTTTGATTGGAGCGAGACTGCTGGTGCTACAAGAACCACATTAAGTGCTACTAATGAACTTGGTAAAGCTGGTGTTATTATTTTAAATAAAGCACAAACAACAATAAACAGCCAATTTGAAGGATATTATGTTGCTTTAGCAGATAATTCCAATATCAACCCAGCTACAAACTTTGATGCTGTTGTTGGAATAAACACCGTAAGCATGAGTGGAAACTTCGTTTCACTATCAACAAGTAATATTTCTTACACAACCGTTCCAAGCGGAGTTCTTCAATTTAATCTCAGTGCAACACCGAATTCATCAACTGGTAGTATCTCTGAGATTATGGAAAATCTCACAAACTACAACATCAATGATCGTGAAGATGATGATCTTTTGAACGTTGCGGTGTTTAAACTTCGTAAGAGCATATATGCAACCGAGGCGTTCAAGCTTGACTATATTCTTGATGATGCAATTGTAGGTTCCATTGACACTTTCAGAACTGAATTAAATCCTGCTGGTGGTCCTGCAGTTTCAAAATTCTTGGAATCCGTTGATACAAACAGCAGAAATATTGAAATTATGGTAAATCCATATATTTCCAATAAGTTCCGCGACACGAGTTTGGATTTAAATGGAATACCACAAAAGAAAATTCGTATATTAACTCAAGGATTAATATCCAATTATCCAATATTATCTTCACAGTTGTTAGGATCTGGTAATAATGCAAATATACCATTAAGTTCCTTGCAATCATTAAGTGCTACACTTGGATATGCTGACAGACTCAATCCTCTTGGAACATTTAATAATGTTGTTATTACTCAGAAAATATTAGGTAATATTCCTACAAAAGTAAATCGCGCATTAGAATCAGTTAAAAATGATGAAATATACGATATTGATTTGGTTGTTGAAGGTGGTTTAGGAACCATATTCTCAATGGCATGTGCAGCTAATACATCATATTATGATGAAACGTTGTACAATTCAACAATTGTAAATAAACTCAGCACTATTAGAACATCACAACCAATAGATAACAATACTGAGGCTACTGCTATAAGAACAAATTACACATCGGTTTTCAATCAATTTGAAAATTTCTGTAATCTTCCAAGCAACACTGGTGGTAGAGGAGATTGTATGTTCGTAGCTGACGCAATCAGACAATTTGTTGTAACAGGAAAAAATTCAAAGGTTCTCTCTGATAGAACCAAGACATTCCAAACAGATGTATATTGGCCAATCAGACACCAATTTTCATCAACTAATTCTTCATACGCTGCGGTTTATGGTAACTGGGTGCAAACATATGATGACTTCACTGGAGACAAATATTGGATGCCTTTCTCAGCACATGCAGCTGCAGTCATGGCTAGAACAGATGCTAATGAATTCCCATGGATTGCACCAGCAGGATTTAACAGAGGAGTTCTTACAACATCAGCACTTGATTTGGCAATTAATCCAAACCAAAAACAACGCGATGAATTATACAAGGTAAATATTAACCCAGTATACTTCAGTGCAAGTGATGGAATGGTTATAATGGGTCAAAAGACTCTTAGCCGCAAGCCAAGTGCCTTTGATAGAATCAATGTAAGAAGACTCTTCTTAGCTCTCGAAAGACCAGTTAAGAAAGCATCTAAATACTTCTTGTTTGAACCAAACACAGAGTTTACCAGAACAAGATTTGTCAATACAATTACACCATTACTTGAATTTGCTAAACAAAATCAAGGGTTGTATGACTATCTAATCGTAGCTGACGAAAGAGTAAACACTCCTGAAGTTATTGATAACAATGAATTGAGAGCTGACATCTTAATCAAACCAACAAGAGCAGCTGAGTTCATATTGGTAACATTTACAGCTACTCGCACAGATGCTAACTTCCAAGAAATTATATAATAATATATAATAATATATAATAAAAAGCAGGAGATAGAAATTATCTCCTGCTTTTTTTATGTGATAATCAATATCAATTTTATTTTTTTATTGTTCTCAGACTAAATAATTACATGCCAGCAAATATTGAAACCTTCTTTTCACAAGCCGCACAAAAGCAATTCTCAAGAGACTTTCTTTTTAGAATAAAACAAATCACACTCCCAGGTCTCAACTTGAATGGAGAAACTGATTTGATTTATGCTAAGTCAGGTATTCTTCCAGGAAGAACAATCGAAAATAAGACTGTGAGCTATGCAGGTCAGCAATTTAACCTTGGTGGAAGAGCAACTTATGCAAATGCTGAAGGTTATAGTATAGATTTTTATTGTGATCAAAATCTTGATTTAAGAACTAAACTTGAAAAAGCATCCAGAGTGGCATTTAATAACGAAGATACAACTGCTAACTTATGTATGCCAGGACCAGAAAGCACACTCACTCTTGATGTTCTTTCAATTCCTTGCACAAGAGAATCAGGTGCTACAAGCGGACAACCTTTACAAATCGTTAAAACTATACAATTAATCGGCGTTGGTATAAGACAAATCGGAGATTTAACTTATAACATTGCTGAAGGCACTGGTGAAATTGTATCATTCACATCTACATTTAGTTATCATTTTTATAAAGATTTTAGCGTTTAATCCATTCGCCTAAATATATCTATGGGCGTACAGATAAATGATTTTTTAAATGCTTTTAGCAGGGAGTCTAAGTTTTGCCTTAGTCTCCCTGTTTTTTGGACAGTTAC